CTCCGATTCCCACGCGCGAAGCCACTGCGCCAGGCCGCCGTCGACGTAGGCGCGGGCGGTTTCGACCTGTGACGCAAGGGCGCCGCCGCCCTGCTGGTACAGCATCTCTGGCGGCACGCCGAACGCGCGAGCGACTTCCTGAATCGAGAAGCGCCGCGAGTCCAGCATGCTGGTCGCGGTCTCCTGCGAAAGCTTCTCCGCCTTCATCCCCTCGCGGAGGATCAGCGGGCGGGACGCGCCGTCGGCGGTGGCGTGGATGTTCTGCCACGCGTCGCGGATCGCGCGGACGGTCTCGTCGGACATCGCGCCGGGGTGGCTGATCGCGACTTTGCCGGTGCTGCCCGTGCGGACGAGGCCCGCGTGCGCGGCGTCCTCGTCGGCGGCCAGCGCCATCGCGGCGGTGCAGGCGTCGATCGGGCTGACGTACGAGGCCGGGTTGGTGGTGTCTGGGTAGGCGCCGACGTGCAGCACCTGATCGGCGCCCAGCTCGACGTTGCCGACCTTGTAGACCACCCCGGCCTCGGTCATCTTGCCGGTAATCGAGCCGTTCGGAACGGGCTGGAGCTCGGTGACGTCGCCGTTGTTGTCGCGGCGGATCAGCGCAAAGCCGTTTCCGGTGGTCAGCGCCTGCGCGGTGACGTGCCGCCGGAAGTCGTAGCCCGACTGCCAGCGGCTGGCCTCGCGCTCAAGCAGCCCGACCAGCGGCGAATCGACCGGGGTGCCGTCCGCAGTCTCGACGCGCACCGGCAGGCGGGCGATATCCGTCGCCAGCAGCTGCGTCGCGCGGACCACCGCGGGCAGCTGATACGGGTCCACCGAGGCGCTCATCTGCGCCGGGTTGGCGTAGACGACCACGGCGTTGCGGAAGGGAAACCAGCGCGAGAACCATCCCACGCCGGAAAGACACTGGAATGCCCCGACTCGTCAACCCCCCTACTGCGTCGATTCGCAGATGGTGCAGAGTGCGAGACTTTGCTAGCCGAGCGGGCACGAAGACGTCGCGAGTCCTGTGGCCTCGCGCACTTGGTGGTGCTCCATCAGCAGCGCGGCCATGTTGCCAGCGACCACGGCGTCGGTGTTAGACGTGCTCTGGCTCTTCACCGGGCGAGTATTGCCGACGTTGTCGCGGATCAGCTTGCAGCCTTGCAGCGCACAGCGCAGGACGGGGTCCGGCTCGTAGCGGAGCTGCTTCGACCGCAGCAGGTCACACCAGACCTTCCACGCTGGTGCCATCGTGCGAATGCTCTGGTCCACGCCGACAATCGGCCAGCCACGGTCCTGCCAGCGGCGGATATCTCGGGCCTGCGCGGGGTGCGGATCCACCCCGATCTTGCGGACGTCGTAGCGCGCCAGCAGCTGCTCGATCTCGGCCTCGACAATGGTCATGTCGTGGTATTCGCCGGGCATGCGGCGCAGGTGCCCCTGCTCGATCCACTGCCCGAGCGGCTGCCTGCACTTGCGGGCGTCCTGGTCGATGTTCACGCCAGCCCACCACGACACGTTCCGCGCCCGGACAAGGTCGCCGTCCTTGACCATCAGGCACAGGGTGGTCAGGTCGATCTGGGGGCCGAATCCGCCGCGGGACAGGTCGATGGCGATCACCGCAGGCTGGCCCTGCAGACGCACCCAATCGGTGGCCTCGGTCTGCCGGTCGAGGGTGCCAAGGTCGAGGTCGGTGGTCGTGATTTCGTGGTAGCGGCATGCGGTCTGCGTCTCGAACTCCGCGATCTGGGTGGGGTCGCCGGACTCCAGCTGCGTGCGCACGTTCATCTCGATGTCGGCCCGCTGGGTGGTCACCCCCAGCGACGGGTGCGCCTTCGGCCACGTGGCCGGGTCGGCGGCTTGGTCCTCCTGGTCGAGGCCGTACAGCAGCGCGAACCATCCGTGCGGCAGCGGCTCACCGGATTCCAGCGCCCGTTCGCAGGCCGACCAGTACGCCCATATCGGCGCGTTCCGCTGCTGCGGGTCGGGCGTCGTGATCGCCAGCAGCTGCGCCTTGGGACTCTTCGCCAGCCCGGTGATTAGGCGGCCTAGCCCGGCCTGCATGCGGGCGACCTCGTCGGCGATGATGAGGCGGTCCATCCGACCGTCCAGCGCCTTGTCTGTGCATGGCAAAGTCGTGAACTCTGCATCGCCGTGGCGCACCCGCCCGGCGATCGCGATGGTCGTGCCGCCCCGCGCCTGCCACTCGACGCCATCTGCATAGCCGTCGTTCAGGGTGGTGCACATCGCTCGCATGCGCTCAAAGACGATCTGGGACAGGCGCCCGTCCGGGGCGCTCGATGCGAAGCGCAGGCGCTTCGTGGGGTCGGCCATGCCAGCCATCAGGTGCCCAGCGGCCAGCTCGGTCTTGCCGTTTCCCTTCGCGACCACCAGCAGCACGGCCTTGAACAGCGGGTGGTCGGTGCGGACACCGTCGACGATGCGCCGGGCGCCGTGCAGCACCATGCCCACCAGGCACTGCCACGGCAGCCAATCGAGCGGCTGCCCGGCCTCCTCCTCGACGCCCCGCCCGCACCGGCGGGCGAAGGCGCGGACGGCCTCGGCGGCGGCCTCGTCCCACCACACCGCGTGAGCCTCGGGCTGGCGCCGCATCGCAAGGTAGCGCTGGCATGCCGCGCGGACGCGCTTGTTGGCGACCACCGTCCCCTCGACCACCCCGTGGGCGTACGCGTCGGCCATGTCCGCGCACTCGGGCGGCTTGGGTCGGTGAAGCCGCGCGCTTTTGGACGATCCCTTGGCGGCGGTACCCCTAGACGTACCACCCCCTCGGCCCCCATGGGGGGGGCCGTTGTCATCCGTCGCTTGCTTGGTCTTGCGTTTGGCTATGCCCCACCGGCCTCTCGCGCCGACTTGATCGCGTGGCACGACTTGCACAAGCTCTGCAGGTTCTTCCAATCGTTGGTCCCACCGCGATGCAGCGGCACGATGTGGTCCGTTTCAAGGTCAGCAACCGTGCCGCAGTGGGCGCACTGGACGTGCACCATCTTGTGGTGCTTGGCGATGCGGGTCCACGTGCCACCACGTGCCCTGCTCACGGAAGCCAGCTGCATCGTGGGCAGGCCGATGCCTGGCAGGCGCCAGCGCCTCATGCCTGCACCCCAAACAGCCACCGCATGCGGTCGGTGTCCTCGGCCCGCCAGAACACCAGCCACGGCTGGTGGTTCGTGCGGACGCAAACCACCGGGATCTCGTCATCTGGCGCGTCCCGCACTGCCTGCTGCATGGCCGCAGCAAGCAGCGCGGTAGCGTTGACGATGAGCGGGAAAGGCACCGCCGCGTCGATGGCTACCGGCAATTCGACGAGACGGCACCCCACCCACCCATCGACGTGCACCCGAGACCGCCCCTCGATGGCCTCGTACACGCCCGCAAGGCCAGAGGCCCAGCGTTTGCACTCGACGTGCACGGGCATGGTGTCCGTGCAGACGTCGCCTACTTGGTCTCCCCTGCGCTGCTGGGTGCGCCGCCACGTCACGCCCGTGAGGGCCGTCAGCGCCTCGGCCAGCTCCAGCTCCCCGACCTTGCCCTTGCGCCGTGAGTTGGTCACTGGTCCTCCCTGCACGTCACGCTGGCCGCGCAGGCGGCAGCCGTGACCAGCACGCCCACCGCCAGCCCGACCAGCCCGCCGATCGTGAACCACGCGAATGCCTCGTTCACAGGTGCGTCTCCATGTCGAGGATCGACCCCTGCGAGACTCGCTCCGGCAGCGGCTTGTCGCGCGGGTCGCCGTGCAGCCCTCGGCCGTCCCGGCCTCCGCCAAGCCGCACGACCAAGTCCTGCAGCCGGCGGATCTCTGCGGCGTCTTGCACCCGGGCGTCGTGTTCGCGCTGGAGGCTGCCTGCAAGGTCGCCCAGCAGGAGCGCCAAGTCGCCCGACAGGCGCCTGGCCTCCTGCCTGCCGACTTCGATCATCTCGACGATGTTGTCGCGGCTGTAGCGCTTCATGCCGCACCCCGCAGTCGGTACATGACCAGCGCGCGGACGTCCTTGGCACCGTCCAGCCGCGACAGCGCCGCCTGCACGGTGTCGTACGGCCGTCGGCCCACCGTCGCCCAGACCTTGCACAGGAGCCGCCACGCGTGGCCGATGTCGGCCTCGGCGGTGATCCCCACGCCCGCCAGCTGCTGGGTCACCACGCGGAGCTGCCCGGCCACGACCAGGTCGGCGCCGTCGTCGCGCCGCCTGATCGTGTCTCGGAGGTCCGATGGAATCCCACCCCACCCGCCTGCCGGCGTAGCCGGCTGCTGGTTAGGTTGGCTCGTTCCATTGCTCTCGTTAGGATCCCTGCGCCTGTGTGACGCATCAGATGCGTCTATGGGACGCATCTCCTGCGTCTGTGTGACGCAGCATGGTGCGTCAGCCTGACGCATCTCCGGGCGCAGCTCGATGACGTACGTTAGCGCCTTGCCGGTGCTGCGGGTGGTCAAGACGCCCTTCCGCCGGAGGCTGTCCAGGCAGCGCTGGACTGTCCGCCGGGACAGGCCCGTCTTCACCGCCAGCGTCTGCTGGGCGGGGAACGCCCTCGGGCCGTAGTCCAGCAGGGCAAGTGTCACCAGCTTCTCGAACGCGTCCAGGGCGTCGCCCAGGCGGAAGACGTCACTGGGGAGAGGTCGTGCCATCCGTGGCGCTCCTTTCCTCGATCTCGATCCAGCTCCACGGCCTGGCGGGAGCCTTTAGGACGCCCATGCTTTCACCCGTGGCGTACGCATTCCACGCCCGCACGGTCTTGATGGACCACTCCGAGCGAAGATTGCGATTCGCGAAGCTGCTATTGAGGCAAAGCGTCCGCAGGTGGTAGGCGGGATGGTTTCGGGTCAGGTTCTCGCCATGCACCACTAGGTCGAAGAACGGGCTGACCCCTCGGGCCTCGCCGATGTACGCCAGCGTGCCAGCGACCGATGCCGGGAGCATGCGATGCGCAAACCGCGTGATGTTGAAACGCCACGCCGCTTCGATGAGCATCTCGTGCGTGGCAACCAGCGGACCGGCGTCGTATGTCTTATCCAGCTCAAGGTTTAGCGCCCATCTCGCCGCTGCGATGGCGCGATTGTCCAGCGGGATTCGCATGATCGCGCAGTGATCCCGAGTCGAACGCAGGCGACCCGCGTCGACCTTCACGATCTCTTCCTGCTCGATCACCGCGCTCAAAAACCAGACGCCGTCCGGCGCCCCGGCTTGGAGCCACGCCGCCAGCCGGTGCTGGCCGTCCGCCAGCGTGCCGTCGCGGTAGAACAGAATCGGAGCCACCACCGGATTCCACGCCCCGGCTGCCATGGCGATTGCGAGACGATCGACATGGTTGCGGATGAGCCTGCGGTTGTGGCTGCGGGTCAACAGCTCCTCGACCCGCGACTTGGCTGGGATCCACTTAGTGAGGAGAGACATTAGAACGGCACCTCCTCGGCATCCACCGCCGCATACACGTCGTCGATCACGGTGTCGCCATTCTTGGTCGTGCCCAGGACAAGCGTCATGCGCCTGCCGATCACGGCCTCGTCGACGGCCTTGAAGCTGGTGAACCACTCGGTGCCCTCGCCGGCTTCGACCGCCAGGCGCCAGTAGGCCTTGCCGGCCTTGCTCGTCTTCCGATCCACCTGCTGCACAACGGCCACCAGCGTCTGCTGGCCCTTGCCGGGCGCCGCCTTGCCCGCCAGCGCCCTTTCGGTGCTGGATGGTGCCGGGAGCCGTCGCGGCGCTGCGGACGCAGCCTGGGGCATCCCTGCCTCCTCCGCGGGCATCTCCTCGGCCATGCTGCTCTCGGCGCCGAGCATGGCGAAGGCCCAGCCGACCACGCCCTTGAGGGCGCGGCCCGTCGCGCGGGTCTGCGCCATCATCTGGCGAGCGAACTGCGGGCGGGTGTTCCACGGGCGCTCGTCATCGAACACGCAGCCGATGCCGCGCCCGACTTCGAGGCCGCGCTCGTTTAGCACGGTGGCCGTGGCCTCCCAGTAGCCGACCATCGTCTCGCTCGTGGGCACGTAGCGCACGCAGCTGATCGAGGTCGTGTAGCCGAGGCCGGTCGCGATGGCCTGCGCCCCCGCGACCATCACGTACTTGCGGCCTTGGATGTTGGCGACGTGGTGCCGCTCGACGTGCGGGCCGATGGCCTTCAGGAGGGCGTCGTTCGCTGTGACACGCGCCAGCGGGGTCACGGGCTGGAGGGCTAGGTCGTTCACCAGGCACCCCCCACGAAAGAGACGAAGCCGTCATCGCAGTCGACCTCGATGCGCTTGCCGAGGATCTCGGCCTTGGTAAACGGGTACTTGAGCTCGACGGCGTGGTTCTTGCCGCCGACGCGCACGATGGCCTCCCAGTACTGGCCGTCCTTGTACTCGGTCTGCAGTGCGCGAACGACGCGCGTGGTGGTGAAGTGCTTCACTCGTCACCCCCCTTGCGCCCCGGCTTCATCGGCCTAGTCTCGAACGTGATGCCGTCCCGGGCCTCGACGGCCTCGGCCAGCAGCATCGCGATCAGGTTCGAGAGGCTGCGGTGCTCGTCCTGCGCGATCTGGCGCAGGTGCGTCACGAACGGGCGACGCAGGCGCGTCGCAACCCCCACAAAATCAGGCGTTTCCTCGGTCACGGACATAGATGCGCTCCTCGTTATGGGAGCCATCTGGGTCCGAGTAACACGCAATAACGCCTCAGTTATTGTGTGTTATGTAAAACTGGGGCCGGTACATCCCGGCGCCAGCTCGTACCCATCAGGCCCCGCGCGTACGCATCTTATCGACAATCGACCGGATATCGCGCAACTTTCCCTTCTTTTTCAATTCATCCCGTACAGCGGTTATGCGCCGCTCGGCTTGGCGCTTATTGGAACCAGCCTTTACGCGCCAATCCCACTGCTCGGTATACGGGTTTCGGCGGATGTGCCAGACCTCCGGCGGATCGGAGTCGCGACGGCAGATCCACCACGACGTTCGCATGGTGTCCATGCGCCGGAGGGCGGCCCGGATCGACCTGTCGACAGCCATAGACCGACACTACGCGGCAGATTTTGAAGTAACCGCGCTGGGCCGTCAGGATGCCCGAATCCAGGGAAACGTCCCCGCGGATCCTTGCTCTAAAAACGGCTTATCGCTCGCGCAATCCACGCGAGGCTGCGGCGCAGCCAGCCCGGCGTCGCAGCGTTCAAGGCCGCTTGGCGGCGCTTGCAGCCGCCGCACGGCTTCACGCCCACGGCCTTGGTCGCGCTGGCGACAAGGTCACCGGCGCCGGGCAGCGGTTCGCAGTCGACGCGCTTGCCTTCGTGCGACCAGATCAGACGTGCCGGGTGACGTACACCCATTCGGGCGGTGTCCATTGCGTGTCGATGTCCTTTGCTGGGTTGGGTTGCCAGCGTGAATCGCGGCAGGCGCTGCCGCTTCCCGCGGCGCATAGCTGGCTGTTCGACTGATAGCCGCGGTTCGCGTTCGCAGATCCCCACGTCACGCTCCGCAGCCAATATGCGCCCTCCTCCATCCACGTCGTGCCGGTGTATCCGCGCACGTACTTGCACGACCAGTAGTGCGATGCGGTCGCCGTTTCCGTGGTGGTCGTCGGATCCGCGTAACAGGACAGCTTGAAGTCTGCGGTGTTCGACCAGCGGTAGACAACGTCGACAATGGAATAAGCCTTCGCGTTGCCGCTGACTCCGGCACAGTCCAGAAGCTGGCAGCTGGTCATGGCCTCGATCTCGACCACGTACGAGTTGGAGTACGCGTCGAACGTGTTCGGCCTGCGCTCGTACCACGCGCTGCCCATCTTTAGTTCAGTACCAGCTGGCGTGAGCAGGTCGGTGCACAGGTCGGCTGCTGCTCCGCACGGCGGCCCGTAGTACTTGTCGACGCGCCAGCGGAAGTCACCAGCGGTGCAGCCGGACGAATAGTCCGAGCAGTACCCAGACCACGCGATAAAGTTGGGATTGCGTCCCGTTCCGAAGAACGTCCCGCCGGTGACCACCACAGGTAGATCGCAGCGGTAGTACTCGGTCGACGCAAGACCTTCGGACGGTGCGACACACTCCGACAGCGTCGGGTCGCCATCGTTGCCGCCGTTGCAGCAACACCGCTTTATCACTTGCTCTTCCGGCAGTACAGGAACCCGGCCACGACGCCGATGGCGCCGAGCATGAGGCCGAAGAACAGGGAGCCGAGGAACGATTCAGCGCTTGCGAGAAGCATGGGCGACCTTTCGGGTGTGCTTGTTGCGGGCGACGGCGTAGCCAAACGTGCATCCTGACGCGAACATCGCGACGAGGATCGCGGCCATCCAGACGGTGATCTGCCAGGCTTCGAGGTTCATGTCTTGCTCTTGATTAGGTAAACGATGCCGAGGACGGCAGCCGCCCCGGCGATGAAGCTGCCGTACTTCAGTGCGGCGACGAACGCAGGCTCGTCGTCGCTGACATACCCCACGTGCTCATGCACCTGCGCCGCAGCCTGCTCGATCCGGTCGAGGCTGCCCATAGCGGCCTCGATGTGACCACGCGCCGCGCCGACCTCGGCACGCGCATCGTTTGCGCTGGCGGCGATCTGGGCGGTGTGCGAGGCGCAGCCGGTGAGCAGCGCGCAGAGAATGACGCAGGCGCGGAGCATCAGGCTGGCGCGGGGTTGAATGTGAACTCAAACGACCCGACGACTGCGTTCCGCTCGAGATGCGTCAGCGTCACCGTAATCGTGCGCGGCAGCATTTCAGAGCCGGTGTAGTCGCACATAATCCAGATAACCGACTGCAAACCAACCAGCTGCCCGTTGGCAGCGTTGAACGATCCCACAGAAGAGAAAAAAGCTGGTTCGCCTGTGCTTGTTTCGAGCGAGTCATAGACATGGATGGAATAAATGTCGACGCTGTCGTTTATGGACGGCAGGGAAACAGACATACGTAGCGTCTGTGGCGACGTAGCGCCGTCGATGCGAAGCGGTGGCGCTGTTTCGTTCGAGTTGCCATCAGCCACAAAGGAGGCTGGCCATCCGACCGCCGTCAGCGTCGGACCAGCACTCGCCGCCGCCTGTGCCCTGCGCATGTTGTTCGGGATCATTCGCCGCTTCCTCCAGAGTTAGTGCAGACCGATGGGTTGACGCAGTCGAACCAGTAGACGAGGCCGCCGGACGAGTTGTAGTCGGCGACCATCTCGACGTAGCCCTCCAGCCCTGTCAGCTTCCAGGCATTGTCGACGTACTCGCTGCCGACCGGGCCGATGCTGGCGGTGTCCAGCAGCGTGCCGTCAGACAGCGTGGTGGTGTTCCGCAGCTCGCGGATGTTGACAGCAGCAGCGAATGTGCCAAACGAACCGGATGGAACGCTTGCCGCGTTCGTCGACGTCAGCTGCATCGCGGTGCCGGAATAGAGCCAGCGGTTGGCAGCCAGCGCCGTCGCGCTGGTGATCTTCGCGAGGAACCGCGTCGTGATGTTTCCGCCGACCACTTGTGACTGCGCCCAGCGGATGCCCTCCGCATTCTCGGCGACGATGCGTGCCGCGTCCGTCCACGAATTGCAGACGATCGCGTTGGCCTTGCCAAAGATCCCGCTCTCGAAGATTGGCACCTGTTCGCTTCCCATGTCACCAGCTCGGGTATGCGGAGTCGATGGATTCCATGAGACCGGGCCGCCAATCGAACAGGTCGGCGAAGTCCTTCAGCGAGTTGTAAGGCTGGGACCAAGCGACGGTCTGCGCCTGTCGCACTTGGTTTCCGATCCACGTCGCGCCAGGCAGCAGGATGACCTGCCCGGCTGCGTTCGGCACGGCCCGCTGCTCAAGGTGCTGCCACTCGTCGGCGATGAACTTGTGGGTGATGACCACCCACTCGTCCGGTGCCTGGTTCATCGTGGTGCCGACGTACGTCACCATGCCGATGCCCCAGCCGAGGAACAAGGCATCATTGCGCGTGCCGATGTACTCGTCCCAGAATTGCTGGTCTGGATCCGGATATAAGTCCACGCTGTTCCCGCTCATGTCTCCGCCGACGTCGCGCGAACGGTCCCACAGGATCGAAACGTCGATCGTCTGCTGGGCGATCCGCTTCTGCTTCGGCTGGCCGTTGGCGTCGACCTTGGTGCCACCGATGTCAGCCGTGGGCGGCCACGTGACGGTCCCATCGGCGGCCAAGTTGGTGGCGCTCCAGATCGCGGATCCATCGCGGTAGAT